AACCCCCTCTTTTTATTTTACAAATATCATAAATGGTCTAATATCTATGATTGATAGAGTGAATTTACTCCATCTAAATTTGTTCCAATACCAAAAGTTAGCCTTGAATCTGTTATCTACGTTATCATGTACTCCAGATACGAAATAAGGTGTTGATATTAAGACAGCATGACAGGTTTCGTGCATGATCCTATCACTATTCTCTCTTGCTTTAAAGTCATTATTAGAGTCATGTAACCATAAATCCATTCTGTATTTCCCTGTTACTCCACTTGGCATGTTTGGATTAATCTTCTGTCCTGATGTAGTTTGTACGTGTTCAAAGAACTGAGGATTGGTGTCTTTCAAATCCCATACGTGTATATCCCATTTGTTTAGCCAACCTGATAGGTCCTTTATTCCTACATTTGCTAATGTGTGAATTACTGTTTGACTTACAAACTGTTTATTGATATTCTTAGTATGGTACTTGATCATAAAAAAAAGAAAGAGAAATAGGTATAAAAACCCTATTCTGCATCTGCTTTGTGTTTGATATAGTCTGCACCGATTAAGATTGCGATCGGAGCTAACAAAGCGATAGATGTTGTTTCATCCAATGCTATTGTACCCATAGATGTCCATAGAGCAATTAAGCCTGTGTAAGCACCAAGAGCATAGTATCTTAGATTTCCTGCCATAACAACTGCTTTCTCTGATAGTATATAACTATTATTCCCTATATTATGCCTAAAGTTCTGCAAACTTCGATAATTGTCAAGCCTACTGCCATAATTGCCAATGTATAATCCCTACTTCTTAATTTTCTATCTTGTTTTCGCTGCATGCTTTCTATGTGTGCATTATATTCAGTTTCCATAGCAGATAATCTTATACATAAATCATTAATTCTGTCCTCAATCTTGTCTAATTTCTCAAATATCCTTGACTCGACATCCATACAAAAATGTATGAACTTTGAAAGTAAAGAAGTAAAAAAATAAAAAAAAGTTGTTGTCTAAGAGTTCACACTAGATACAATGATGTATGTGTTAGGATCAATCACGTTGACACCAATTCTGTGAGTCCATACCAAATCCCAATATTGTCCTGCGACTTGTTTTTGCAATTCAAGTTCCATTGTTCTTTGGGAAGCGAGTCCGAAAGATGCACCTTTTACGGCTACAATGTTACGATCTGCATTAGATACGTCTCCTTTTACTTCGTTGGTTACAACTATGTCAATACCATATAATCTCTCTAATTGTCCTAATTTAGTAACGCTAGGATTACCAATTTGGGCATATTCTGAGATTGCTGATGATGTTGCAAGTGATTCAAATGCTCTTGGTGTTAAGAAAGCTACTAACTTTCCTGGACCAACATCTTGACCGAGTTCTTGGAGATATCTCTTAGCAAATGTAAGACCATCTTCATCAAATTCTCCGTCTGCATCTTCTTCAGTTGTGTTGCTTGTTGCAGCACCGTCAGATCCACCAATGTGATAAGGAGCTGTAGTTACGCCACCATAATCTCTTGCAGTTGAAGCTAGGTCCTCTAAGATGAGTTTGTGTTCATCTCTGATTGCCTCTAATCTTGCAGTTTCTCTAATTGCATTTAGGAAACTTGCAGGATAATCTTCAAGTTGTGCTTTGAGTATGGTTTGTCTCCAACCTCTGATAGAACAGGTTACATCAATACTAGTTAAAGTATGGGTGCTTGCTGTGATGTCAGATGAGACAGATTCGGTAATTGCACCTGCATCAGGTACTGTGATTCTGTAGAATCTTGCAGTATTTTGTCCTGTTGGTAAGGCTTCAAATTGACCGTATTGTCTAATGGAGGTTGCGGTTTTAGATCCGATTTGAATTGAGACGTTTGCACGTTGTTTTACACCTGGAATAGTTCCTGATGTAGATACGGCTTCCTCAACACTTCCGTTGGCAGTAATTCTGCCTTCTTGGGTGTGATTCTCGATCCAACCCTCTTTGTCGATAACTAAGCGACCATATCCGTTTTCAAAGACTTTGTCTAAGAATTTTTTAGCGGACTCGTCAGTAAATGCTTCGTCAACATAACCTGAGTCAGTTGATTCTGCAACTTCTGATTTTGGTTGCCATGCATCTTTGACAGTTTCAATAACTGCTTTAAGAGTGTCTTCGTTTGATTTCTCAATACGTTCTGCGACCTTTTCAGTAGCTACTTCTTCTTTTGCTTCTGCGGTTGGAGCTGGTGCTTCAACTTCAGGAGCAACTTCAGTTTTTGCTTCTGCTTTACCTACTTCTACTTCGCCATCGGTTTCGATAGTGACTTTGACTTTTTCCTCTACTTTATTGTCTAAAGTTTCGTTTGTCATGTGTTTCTCTTTTTCAGTAGTTTGTATATTGGAAGTAATTAACTGAGGTTTCTCTTCTGAGAGTATTTTTATGTACTGAACATTGGATGATTCAATAACGTGTAGTGTAGATTCTGGGATTCCAGGAACTCTGACTACGGATAATTCTAATATTTCATTTAGTACAGGTGCGTTAAGACATTTGGCTCTTACCTCGTCACATAGTTCTCGTTGCTCCAATACTGATGCTCCTATTGAAACCTGATACTGTTCGTTGCTTAGTATGTCCTGCCATTCAGAATCAAATACTGTAGCCTCATATTTTACCTGACTCTTCATCTCATCAAATGTAAATGTGACCTCTCCAATGTGAGTGTCCTTGTCATGCTCAACTCTTAGCGGTACGGAAACACCGTCAAATTTCTTTAATTCCTCAGTATCATAATATACACCATTACGTGACTCTCTAGGCATTAATGCTATGCCTGCTATGCGTTCTGCCATATGAATAATCTGAGTTTAAACCGATATAGAGAAGTATTATATCTCTAGCATTTCGATAGCCTTGATAAGTTCATCATAGTTCTTCTTGCCTTTTATGACTAGGGATTCATTAACTGATCTTACCTTAGATCCTATCATCTTTCCATTTATTTGATTGGTCCTCTTTTTGTTAGTTCCTACTACCTGAACACTTTCTTTGACCAATCTCACAGTACCTTTGTACTGTAATGAACCTGATGTCTGCTGTGCTATCTTTGATGTGATAGTTATGACCTCATCTCTTGTCGGTAGTCTAGTTGCTCCTCTCATCTTTACTACCTGTTCAAAATGTTTAATCTCTGGGAAGAACAGTATCTTCTTTCTACCATATCTCTTTGGTGGAGGTGTGTAAGATTCTCTGTTTAATTCTATTCCATTTTCGGTTTCTAAAGCTAACCCACTTTCGGTTAGTAATGCCATTAGCCTATGAATATATCGCCTGAGAATTTAAATTCAGTTCTTAGTGGTTTTCTACTATCTAGTTTTGGTGTCCAATAAACAGACACCTCTTTGACCTCGTTTGCTTCTAATGTTTGAGGAGCTTCAAATCTAAGTTCTGGATTAGTATTTTCAATCTTGATATTATGTACGGGCCATTCTGTATCTGTGTTCTTAATGAATACTGTATATTTTTTAGTCTCTCCTAGTAGGACTCTTCCTAGATCTAAGGCTTCTATAGTGTTGGTAGTTTCTGAATCTGTGTATATTCTAATCGTCATTTGATTTTAACTCCTTTATGAATTTCAATATTTCTGATGTGTTCTTTCTTTTCTCATGTGCCTCTAGTTCCTCTCTCACATTTACCATATTTTTAAGATCTGTCATGACTCGTTCAAATACCTTTTCTTCTTTGTCATTATCAGAAGTTTCTGGCTCTTCTTTAGGTTCTTCCTGAGGTTCTTCTCTGTTGTCTGCTAACTGATTGGTTGGTGTTACACTTGTAATTGGTGGTTCATCATCCATATCGGTTTGGTCAATCTTTACGTTGGTATTGTCAATAAGCCATTTTCTAGCCTCACTTCTTCTCAAGATATTGTCTCTGTATGAGGTAATTACGTTGTCAATGCTTGCTTCTTGTTTCTGAGGAGATTCAAAGAATACCTGAATGTCTGCTGATTTCACTCTTTTGCCTCTTGTCTTTAGATATGGCATGATACAGTTTCGTTTGATTTGATTTGCTAATCTGACTTGGATTCTTTTGACCTTTCTGATCAAAACAGAGTCCGTACTTTCTGATGCTGCTCTTGCAGTAAATCCTGCGTTGAAGAATTGTAATGGAAATTTAGAACCAGGCTCTAACAAGTCTCTTTGCATATGTTCAATGTAACCCTCGAATTTACTGTTGCCTGCTGTCTCTATAACTTTGACATCAAATGCCTTATCTGTAACTATCTTTGATCCTTTCTGCATTTTCTTCAAAGCATCTGCCTGACTCTTGATGAATTGTTCTCCTGCATCCTCAAAGTGGAACATTACTGTAGGATCTGCATGGCCCTGAAATATCTTTGGCATGGCATCCTCTATTTGTTTCATCTGAATCAATGGAGAATCATAAACCTCTCCTGTTCTTGGATCTTCATAGTCTGATAATATGGAATGGAACAATCCTCTAGCGAATGGTTCTCTTGCTACGTTGGTTAGTTTGAAATGTATTACCTCTGATGGTTTGAAAAATATATCTTTTTCATTAACGTGTTGAACATAACGTTTTACATGACCTCTTGCGTTTCTTGTAATGGATCTTACCGTTGTAATTGGCACTTCGACAAACTCATCATTGGTTGGAGACTTTTCAATGATCCAATTTCCTGTTGCTATGTAAGAATGTATTCCATCTTCTAAAAATTCATCAAATCCTGACTCTTCAAGCCACTCATTGACCATTTCTTGCACTTTACCGTTCTTTGCAGTTACTTTTAGTCCTTTTCCGAGTATCATTTGGTTGTATGTCTCTATTGCTAGGTTCAATCTGCCGTCTTTGTTAATTGCATCCAAAGTCTCTACAAACGGTCTATCTGGAGCTAATTCGTCTTGCCAATCGCTTTGATTGACCTCACTTTTGTTATTAAAAGTCTCTAAAACCTTGATAGTACCCGAATAAGTCTCTTTTTTTGCTCGTTTTTTGGGCAAAACTGCCTCTTTTGGATAGATAACGCTGCCATTTCCCCTAATAGTTGCCTTCATATGGCATTTTTAGTATAGTTTTGTTAAATGGAAGTAAAAAAGGAATTAATCAAAATCTAGGTATATATCATCAGAGCCATTTACCCCAACTGCGGTCAATCTGCTTCCTGATTGCTCTAATCGTAGTCTAATCTTGAATATTCCTGCTGCCATTGGTCTTTGTGACTCTGTAAACTTTACAAGGAACGTTCCATTTGAATTTAATGTTACGATATCATCTGAGGAAAAGATAGTTCCTCCTTCTTGGTCTATAATTCTAAAAGTTCCTGTAAATCCTGAGATGTCTCGGACAGTTGTGAATGTATTTTCATCATATACTGTACCTGATAGGTCAAAAGTTGCAGAGTTAGTGAAATCTCCCTTTGCCCAAGCGTGTTGATCCATTTTTAGAAAAAGTACCATATGAGTTTATATACTTATCGGTATTAATAGAAAGTATGTTAGCAGTACATACACCTGCTCCCTTTGAACCCAACAAACCAATCCGTAACGGAGACATAGAAGACCTAGCCAAAAATCATTGTTACGAGATAGTCAGATTCTCAGCACATCTTCCTGATAATATTGTAATCAAACAGCTACGTGAACACACCGATCCCAATGTGATTCTCTATATTGCCCTAATGCGAGGCATTACACCTATCATGACCATAGGTCAGTTCAAGTCTTTTGTGGCAACCTTTGAGGTAATGAAAGATAAGAAACAAAAGAGAAAGATACCAAAGTATAAGATCTAGCCTACTCCTGCCAAAGTTCCTGAACCCATCTTGTAGTAGTACAATGCAAGCAAAAATGCATCTCCAAGATCAAACGGATTCTGAGGTGTCTTGTTAGTACCGCCCTTGCTGTTAAATTTTATTGTCATTAGTTGCATTTTGAGCTTTTTGAATAATGGGTGTATTTCCACTTGTTGAAAGTCTATGGCGTTTGCTGCATAGTTTAACATCTTCTCTCCGTACTGATTAAAGTTGATTGATTGTACGTTCATGTGTTCCTTGTCTCTCAAGTCTCTGATACCTTCGGGCCATGAGCCATCCACAAACAGCCTTTTGGTCTTGAATTTCAAAGACAGATTCTTTACCTTGTTTATGATGTCAATGTATGAAGCTCTTTCAAAAGCCTCTGCATAGATAACTGATTTCTTTCCCTTTCGCTTTTGCATAACACATATACCAAATTCCGAAGAACCGAATCCAGGATCTATTCCAATTACCCTGTCGTTTGTATCGTCATTCTCTGTCCATTCATACTGCTCTGCACAGCATAGTTCAATGCCTTCTGGAGAGAAAATATCTCCGACATTCTTACCCCATACACCGAGGTATTCCCTTTCATATGATCTTGCCTTTCCTGCTTCCTCTAGGAATCTTGGCGAGAAGATTGAGCTCTTTGTTTTCGGATCTTTTTTAAGACCTGCTTCAACATAGAAATGGAATCTTTCATATATTGTTTTTTCTGCTCCTTCGGTTGGTTCTTGCATAATGTCGTAAAAAAAACCGCTTGGTTGCTCCCCTGCTGTAGATACCCAAATAACCCAAGAATCTGACTTTCCAATATATCTCTCTCCGACGGTTCTAACAATGCTATCATCTCTAAGTTTGAAGAAAGCGGCTTCATCTCCAAAAAACAGACTAACTTTTGGTTTACCTCTAGCTGAATGGATGTTATTTGACGGATAACATTTGATTCTTCCTCCGTTGACATCGAGTTCGTACGCACCATGATCTACATATCCAAGTCCTCTCTTAACTAAAAAACCCTTTGCTCTAAGTATCAAGTCCTGTGCCAAGTCAACGTTAGGTCCTGTAATAACCATAGCCTCTTTTCCTGCAAACCATTTGTCAGTTAGGCACTTCCATATAATCCATAGCAAAACAAATTCTGTAAGTCCTAGACCTGTTGCCTTGTAAACACAAAAGCATTTGCCAATTTCCTTGTCTCTAAGTTCATCTAATTTATCCATCTGCATCTTGTCAAGTATCTCTTCCTCGTAAGCATACAACGGATGATATATGCCGTCTCTTTCAGGTCCACCATTAGGATAGAATATGTAGTGCCAAAAACAGCAATCTCCGCTTTCAGATAAGGAATCCTTACACCAAAATGTTTCAGGTACTAGAGGTATGTCACGACTTGCTGCCTGTGCAAGTATGGCATGAGTCTCCTTACTCGCTAGTCCTTTCATGTTTGATTACCTCTGGGATTGGCTTTGCAGGTCTTAGTTTCTCTCTTTCCATTTTGAGCTTTTTGACCTGTAATGGTAATGCTGAATCCTGTAACATTTTAAAGGAATCCAATTTAATCTCATGTCTAAACCTTGCAAGTTTCAAATACAGTTCCTTGTCCATCTCTTCCAAGCCTTTCTCTTTCTCATGATCCATCATGGTTTGAATGTCAGCAGTATCATGCTCAAAGCCTGTCCTGGCTCTCATAAACTCTCCGATATATGTGTCCATAGCATCTTCAGATATGCTGTTTTCCATGTCCTTTTCAATCTGCTTGATATGGTAGTGGACACCTGATGGTGTAGTCTTGCCAAACTTTGACATCAGTTCAGTTGACTTGTTTATCTTCTCAGCAATCCCATATGCGTTCTCGCTAAAAAACATCCATTGGTTGAAGATGTAATCATGGAACTCCTTTGACAGTTCTGGTCCTCTGACTCTAGTCAAGGCACTCCTCACATTCTTTGCAATTTAGATTGCCAAAATGATTGTCAGCACCGCAATTTTTACACATTAATCGTTTAGTCAAGTTCACATTCCTCACATTTCTGTATGCTTCTGCTGTGCCTTGTTTCAAGCTCACATCTGCATATCTTACAGGTAACTCTATTTCTCATCTTTACCCCAACCTCTAAAGGCTTCCTCAGTTTCACAAAGCAAACAACTTGAAAAGAAACTAGGTTTACCGCACTTGTCACATTGGTTGATCTCTCTCAAATAATCCTTACCTGAGAATGATTTACGTAGTCCGTTTATAAACTCTTTTATCACAACCTTTTTATCCCTGTTCTTACTTAATATACCTAATGCCTGCTGCAAAAGGAGTCGATCCAGGAACATCATCATATGAGACACACAGTTTCTGTACTCAATGCGGAGAATGGAGAATAGACAAGCCGTTTAGATGTCCTGAGTGCAATCAAAAATGCAGAACTAGGGCCAGATATGTAAAAGGAGGAAGTCTTGCGAAGAACTTGCTACGGATGCGATAAACAAGTATCACTAACCAACAAACATCATAAAGAAAATTGGTACGGACTTTGCAGGGGTTGCAAGTATATTATGGAAATATTCAGTTTTAATGGGAACAGGTTGGAAGAATATGCGTAGAACAGGATCTCAATGTGTTTGGTGTGCAATAGAGAAAAAGTATGAAATGAAGCTAAAGGACCATTATCATGAAGAGTCATGATGTATCTACATTCTTTGACTCTTTAGTGGTTTAAGAGGGCTACCGTATTAGGGTAATCCCTGACAACCGCTAATCTTCTTCTTCACTAATATTTAAGTGTTTACATTCACACACAAAGCGTTCACAATCTTCACAACTGTTATGTTTCTTGCAATCGGCACAGGTATGGCACTTTTTAGTCATACCTAATAACATATACACAACTATACAGGAAGTGATGGGCGAAGCCCATCTTTTAAAAAGCACCTGGAGAAAAAACTATACGTATAGTATTTTATATTATAGTTTATATTCTATACAATTATCCAAAATTCATGGGAGATATTCGCTTCAAGCGTAAATTATTGAAAGATTGGGGTATCATAGACGATAATGGAGATCTTACAAAGTCAATGCAGGAACGCTGCCTGGAAGTCGAGGGAGACGTTTATCAAAATATAGCCAATGCTATCAAGGTTACGCTGAAATACATGGAATATCAGGGCTCAGTAGACGATGAGCAGGACTTTATGGACCTAGTAGAGGAAGCAATAGGTAGGATGATTAACAGGTACAGGGAAGAGATAAATAAGGATAAAGACAAAGACAAGTATGAACCTTACAAATAGGGAGAAACAGTTAGTCACTTTAGCATATTATCAAGGCAGTTGTGATAACTGCAAAGTCTCTGCCAAGCGTGAGAATTTTACTATGCTTGATAATGCAGCAAGACTAGCATCAGAACAACTACTAGAAGAACTAGGACTAGAGTACCCAGACACACAAGATATTGATGCTTTCTTCAATGAAATGGAGGAGATTACTACATATCTTTGCAAGGAGGGCCAACGATGAGGTGCAAGACTTGTGGCAAGGTTCAGCGTACCAGGCGTAAGACACATAATTGGTCTGTTGCACAACAATGTGCTGTGTGTCACTATATGGGCAAGTCTTATATCAAAAGTTGCAAGCACTCATTAAATACTTAGGGCGGACTAACTTACATTT